AGGTGGAATGGTTCAATATGGCCCAAGTAATTTATCGGATGATATCATCTCACAACTTGAGGAATTAGCACGATTGATATCGGATAACTCAAACCGTTTGGATGTATTCTGCGACCCGTACTTATTGTTTAAAGGGGTTAAAGTTGAACCAGAAGAAGGAATCAAAATGCGTAAAGCTCGAGCGATTAGTATAAAAGGAGAACCAGGAGAACAAGCCGATGCTTCCTATCTAATTGCTGATATGAAGAACGAGCCGATTGAATGGCAAGCGAAAACAATGATTGATTCGATTTTTGAAACATCGCAATTACCGAAAATTTATAAGCAGGAAGCACTTGGCGATTTATCAGGTGTTGCAATTGAGCAATTATACGCACCGCTTGATTTACAGGTGAATGAGAAAGAAATATACCTGCTGAGATACATTAGACGTAAGTTTATGATCATTACTTTAATGCTCAATGCACAGAAATTAATTGAGAGTGGTCATGAGAATCCAGCAGAAGTGTTAAAAGAAACATTGAATCCACGAAATGAGAATAATGACTTATACAATCACAAGTGGATCTGGTGGGAAATTCACCGTAATAAACCACAAAACGTGAAAGAGATTATCGAGATGCTTAATAAGTTGGAAGGTCGATTATCTAACTTTACATTACTTCAGCAGAATCCACTTGTTGAAGATGTTCAAGAAGAACAGAATCGATTGGAGCAAGAAGCAGCAGAGAGTAAAACCGTTGATTTGAAGAACGTTGATGGTCATATCGCAAACCGTGATAAACGCATGGAGCAGAGCGATAAAACGGACGATGAGTTATGAATCATGAAGAACTGAAAAAGCTTCAGGAAATGGCAATAGAACAGCAGAGAAAGCTCATTCATTTTAAGGATGAGCGTATTCGTGTGCTGCTTGAAGTGTATGCAGAGTTCTTACAGGACATTGAAAAAGAACTATCATACCTATATACAAAAACAAGCTTAGGTTCACCTAAAGATGCATGGGATTGGGACGAAATCAGAAGAGGAAAAGATTTGGAAGCCATCCTAAAGCAGATGGAAATGAGTATTGATCGTATGAATGGAGAAGTAACGGGCGTAATTACCAACTCTATAAAAACTGTAGGCGTTGTTGATTATGCATTTGCTTCTTACATCGTTGCTGCTCATATACAAGGATATATTATTGTTCCGCCCGTAATACCGGAACGTGCTATCAAAGTATTGTTGGAGAAGGATTGGGGTCACGGTCACTTCTCGGATAACTTGTGGGGGCGTACAGACAATTTCAAAGAGGACTTACGTAAAACGTTAGTCAACTCTATGAAACGTGGCGAGAGCTTCCGTAAAACAACCATTGCATTGCAAGAAAGAATCGGTCAAGAGGCATGGAAAAGCGAGCGTCTTGTACGTTCTGAAATCATTACGGCCAGTAATGAAGCGAAGAAAGAGTACATGACTGATTTTGATAAGCGCAGTAATGAACTGGATATGGACTTGCTCAAAGCCATGAAGGTGCTTGAAACATTGGATAACGTAACGTGTAAAAAATGTCAGGCGATGGATGGTAGAGAGTTTTCTGTTGAAGAAGTTCAAAGTATACCAGCTACAGAGCATCCAAATTGCAGAAGAACATTTGTAGCAGTTATACGAGGGTTCAATAATGCAAACCGTCAACGTGCTGCAAGAAGCATGAGTACTGGTAAAACGTATCGTACAGATGCGAAGAATTTTGAAGAGTATGCAAAAGAACAAAGACTGCTATATTCTGATAAATATAAAAATGAAAATATGAATATATAAATGATTATGATGACCGAAAATGGTAAATATTACCTTTAATTAATTTGATCTAAAGATTTATAAGAATATCAATTTATGAATTTAATTTTTTACCGTATATAAATCTTTAGGCCTGTCGATAATAGCTTTGATTTTCAAATTAAAATTATAGGAGGTTTTTTTATGCCATGGAATGAGATTTGGAAAGCTGATATGGAAGATAGTGGTTTGTTACCGTTAATTAAGGGAGAAAATGAGAATGAGGGTGATGAATCGAAAGGGTACTTGATTGTAGATACACACACTAATAGAGATCGTGAACCAAGTCCACATAATGAAGTAAATGTTCTTACAAATGTTCATATTAAGAAAAAAAAATCATATGAACTAGTTAAAAAATTATTTGATAATTATATTGCTAGAGCAAATGAGGAGGAAACATTTGACCCTCAAGAAATAACTGAAGTAGAAGAGTTTTTAAATTATGCCATTAATACTGAACCTATGAAAGTGGCGAGAAAATACTTAGAAAATAACTATAACATTGGGTCTTCAGATGATGAATGGATAAAAAATTTATTTGATATATGGTTTAAACCACGTAGAAATGGGAGTACATCTGTATTCGAACATGTATTTTTAGGTGAACAATCAATGAGGAATCGTGGAGTGTTGGATGGGCATCACTTTTGGTATAACTATTATTTAAATGACGGTCCATATGAAGTTACACAACGTGAGGATAGAATATACTTCTTAGGTACTGTAGAAGTTGAAGCACCTGAATTAAGTAAATATGCTGAAGTGGTTACAATACGTTATACCTATTTGGAAAAAGATAATGACAGTCCCTCTGGTTTAGAACTATATAAAGAAACTGGTGGTTTCTTTGCCGGCTTAAGCCCAGAGGGGTTAGTAGCTATGGGTACAGTTGGTTATTATATGACACTTCCGGAAAATACAAATAGGTGTCGAGAATCTGTAAAGTCACTTCCTATGACGATTAATGGGGAGGAATATTTTTTAAAAGTTGTTCTTCATTGTGATGAAGGAGAAATTTTCTATAGAACCTTTTATCCTAAAATGAGTGAAAACGGCGGAAGAGAAAGTGGAGGAAGAAGAAGAAGAAGAAGAAGAAGAGGTGGCAGAGGTCATTAATTAAAACTTAGTTAACTTGAATAGTAAGTGAAGCTATTTAAACAAAAGACTAGCCGTTTAGGTTAGTCTTTTGTTTTTTATATTTTGATATAAGTAAATAAATATATATGTATATAGTATTTTAGGAGGTTGATTATTTTGAAAATGATTAATACGAATAAGTTTTTGAGATTGCATTTGGAGAATTTCCAGTTCTTTTCGGACCCGAATCCGCCAACAGATCCACCAGCTGACCCACCTGTGACATATACGCAGGAGCAACTGGATACACAAATTACTGATGCTAAGAATGCAGCAGTAACGCAAACAAAAGCGGATTTGTATAAGAAATTGGGCGTAGAGTCGTTCAAAGACTTACAAGATAGATTGGACGTAGCAAAAACGAAAGAAGAAGCAGATGCAACATTACGTACTTCAAACGAAACCTTCACATCTGAAAACAATAGTTTGAAAACAGAACTTGCATTTGTAAAAGCTGCTACATCATATAAACCACATGATGCAGATATTCTATTTGCTACAGTAAAGCCGTTATTACAAACGGATCCTGATAGTGGAGAGATTACGAATATGAAAGAAGTACTAGAGCAAGTGAAGACGGATAAACCATTCTTATTTATGAGTGAAGAGCCAGCAGGTGGCGGTCAAGGAGGTGGTGGCCAACAAAAACCAGGAAGCACTGCGCCAGGTGGTGGAAATCCACCTGCATCGAAAACAGACTACGATAAAGGCGCAGAATTAGCGAAGAGACGTAGTCAAAAAAATTAGGGAGTGAAGCGAATTGAATTTATATCCACGTAGCGAAACGATTGTTGCTGGTAAAGAAATTTTACGTGATATTGTTGGTGCAAAAAAGATTACAGTTACATTAGATTGCAAAGCATTTACACCAGGTGTTATTCCTGCTGGTACATCATTAGTATTTGATGCTACATCCAAAAAGACGCGTCCTTTTGATAAAACAAAGGATGCAGCAACTACAGAGCAAGTATCATTGCTATTACGTGATATCCGCATTGGAGAGAATGATGTACAGGGAGTAGGGCTTGTTGGTGGTTATGTGAATGAAGCAAAATGCCCTGCGATTACAGCAGAGTTTAAAGCAAAAGCGAAGATGCTTGATATTCGATAAGGAGAGTGAAACAGAATGGGAACATTTTTACAATTGGATGAATTTAAACGTGAAACGTTAATTGGTTATATTGAAGCATTAGAAATACCTTTTACTTCAACAACATTAAAACACTTACCGCGCGATAAAGAAATTTTTTCTTTAGATTTCGGTATGGATATCTTTGATAAACATAACGTTGTCGCTGCGAATTTATTAGAGTTTGGAACACCTGCTCCATTACGTGACAAACAAGGACTAGCGCGAGTATTTGGTGAAGTGGCTAAAATGAGTCATAAATATCGTTTTGACGAAAGAGATGCATTAACAATTATGAATCCTCGTCATGATAAAGAACGCCAACAAATTATCGATAAAGCGTTTGATCATATCGACAACCTTAAATTAGGTGTTGAAGAAACAGAAGAGTATTTACGTACATCTATCCTGTACAAAGGTAAAATCGATTATAATATTGATGGTTTTACAATTGAAATACCGTTTAATGTACCGAAAGCTGCTAAGGTATCAACGAAATGGAGCGACCATGAAAACTCCAATCCTATTAAAGATTTAATCGATATGATGGAGAAATTCAAAAAAGCAAACGCTGGCCGTTTACCACAAGAGCTTCATATGTCCTATACTTCTTACTTTGATATTTTACAATCTAAGGCAATTATCGGTCAGATTAAGGGGATTGCAGGAGGTGTAGTAACGCCGGATGAATTAGCGGTATATTTAAAGAATTGGAAGATTCCATTAATTGTAATGAATGATTTAGAAATTACGTTTGAAAATGGAAAGACAGAGCGTTACTTACCAGAAAGCCGTATCGTCTTCTTAGGTATTGATGGTAAAAAATCGCTGGGTTCTACTGTAGAAGGTCCAACAAAAGCGAAAAAGGGACAACCAGGCGTTTACGTAAAAACGTGGGAAGAAGATAATACAGGTGATGAATTCATTGAAATTGGTAAAGCTGCATTCCCTGAGTTAAACTATCCTTCAGGCGTAATGCAAATTGATGTGTGATGAAAAGTTTAATTACGGCAGATGAAGCGAAAAGCCTATTTGCTGAACTAAATAACGTGAGTGATCTGGAAGCCGCATTGTTACGAGCTTCTATTTTTGTGCGCTCAAAAGTGAAGAAAATAGATGAGCAAGTCCCTGATGATATCAAACTTGCTGTCTGTTATCTGATCAAAGCGGAAAAAAGTCCGCAGAAGAAAAGTATAGAACGCTCTGATTATAAAGAGACATTTTCTGATAGTAATAAGTCACATTATGATATGGCTCTTGAATTGTTGAATTCATATGTTGAAGAAGACAAAGGTGAGTCAGGGGTGTTTTTCTTTTGAGTAGATATGAATCGATACTATTTCACCGAATGACGATTTCTCGTATTGTTTCTGACGGGAGAGAGTACGACAGTAAGCAAGTATTAAAAGAAATTGCTACTGATCAGCCGTGCGCTCTCGTAAAGAAAAACCAAAGCAAAGTGAATGAAGTAATGGGCAGAATCGAAATTGATAATGTCGTCTTCATTCACACGCTTTATCCTGGCTTAAAAGCAGGAGACACAATCGATATATACGATCCGAAGACAAAATATGTTTTAGGTCGCTATATTGCTTCACATCCATATCCAGTATTTGACCGGGAAGGCATTCATCATTTTGAGATTGACCTAAAAGGTGAGGTGACGGTATGAGTGGCGGTATGGAAGGTGGATTTGTTCTTGAGGGATTCGATGAATGGATGCACCAAATGAAAAGCGTTATTCAGGGTAGATTACCCAAAATGCTCGAATTGTGGGCAGAAGCATTGGCCTTGCAGCTAATGTCGATGGTGGCAGAGAAAACACCAGTTGATAAAGGAGCATTGCGAAACTCTTTCCTATCTGCCGGTGCAGGAGTGAATGGTGACGGTTCAGTTTTCTTGAAGGTTGGTATGGGAGAAGGAATCGAAATTGTTGTTGGTTCAAACTTATTCTATGCCGAATACGTGGAAGCAGGGCATCGTACAAGGCATAGTGGAATGAGCCGAGAAACCGCTAAACAAGCAGGGAAATGGGTAGAAGGTGCTCATATGCTGGAAGACTCTTGGCATGAATTTGAGCCGGAAGCGTTACGCTGGCTTGAAGACAGAGTGGGAGAGATTATGAATGAACTTGGTTTCGTGTGATTTAACTAGTGTACTGAAATTCATTCAAACTATCACTGGTATAAAAGGATATACGACAAGAAGGAGGCAGGAAACAACGCCTCCTTTTTTCTATTTACAAACACCAGTCGGTAAGCCGTATCAGGACTCAGTCGGATTTCATCGTTATCGACCACTGATCCACGGTACATTGTTCCTGGATAAAGATGATATGCCAGAAACACAAGCACTGCAATTTCAAGCGAAGTTGCAAGATGCACTAATGCGGTGTCGTTATGACATTCCGCTAGTAGATGAGAATTATAACCCAACAAAAGCTCGTTTAGAAGACGTTGAAGTTGAAGTGAAGCAAGCTGATGTTGATGTATGGAACATTACTGTAAAAGGTGAGCGTTTCATTGAACTTGTGGAGCGCCATGAAATTCTGCGTAAAGTTCATAACAATATCAGATTAAGTGAGAAATGAGGTGGCTGTAATGGCAAATAAAGAAGAAAAACAAACTGCTCCTGTTGTTCTTTACCCTGTAAAAGAGGTAGTGGAGAAAGCACAAGAGTTATTTCATGTTCCAAATTATGTTGCTGGTGCTGCTCTTTCTGATTTAGAAGAAGTAGATGTGAATACGGCACAAAAGAAAATTACTGCATTTTTAAATAGAGAGGTGAAGTAGTATGGCTAAACCGTTTAAAGATGGGAAACACGAACTGGAAACAGGCTTTTATTCTTATGCAGAGCTGACAGTAAAAGGCGCAGTTGATAATACGGCGCGTGGTACGTTAATCATGCCAATTAAAGCGGATTGGGGTCCAGAGAATGTAATGATTGAATTAAATTCATTCGATGATAACCCGTTCTTTGGTCAAACTGCACATTTAGTAGATTTAGCACGTAAAACGAAGCTGAAAACATTAAAAGTCATGCGTTTAGCGACTGCTAGTGCGAAAAAGGCCACAGTTGCACTTGATACAGTTAATGTTACTGCGAAGTATGCAGGTACTCGTGGAAACAGTTTTAAAGTAACTGTTCGTCCACAGTTAGGCGAAGCAGGGGTAAAACAATTGATTCTAACTGAAGGTACGAATGAGTTAGATCGTGTTAGCTTTGCTACGGTCGATGAACTAATTACGAAAACAAAATTTAGTTCATACATTACTATTTCCAAGATTGATGGAAAAACAGAAACAACAGTTGGAGATGCGAATAATATCCCTCTTGTTGGTGGTAATAGTGGTGAAGTCGTAAAAACAGAAAACTACAGTGACTTTTTAAATCTAGCAAAAGCAGAAGTATTTGACGGGATTACATTTGATGGGATTACAGATGCAGCACTTAAAACAATGTTAGTACAATTCGTTCAAACTTCTCGCGTAGCTGGCCGATTAATCACCGGTTATACAGCTGGTGAAGGTTCGACAGATATTGATTATTATGGTATCGCGAACTGCGTACAAAAAGCGAAGATTGATGATCGTTTATATACACCACAAGAAGTTGCGGTATACATGGCTGCAGCTCTTTTATCGTGCCCACTTAATGAGAGTGTGGCACAGAAAGCAACGCCGTTTACCTGGGTTGAGAAGCTTTCTGTTGAAGAAACAAAAGGGCGTATTGCTACTGGTAATATCGTATTCTTCCAAGAAGGTAAAAAAGTACGATTTAACACGCCAGTTAATACAATGATGACACTGAAAAACCTTGATGTAGTAATTGGTATGTCCGAAGAATCTGATCCGGCTGCAACAATTCGTACACTACAAAAGGTAAAAGTTGTACTTGGTATTGATTACATTACAAACGCTCAAGAAGTTATCTTTAACCGATACATTTCAAAAGCAAACACGCAAGCGAAACGTATTGCTGCAGCACAAGCAATTAAAGATGAGTTGTTAGAAAGATTGGCACAAGAAGAAGTGATTGAGCTAGGCTCTTTTAATTGCTATGAAGATCCACGCCACACGCAAGACCTTGGCAAACCAGTGTACAAAGATGAAGCGTTCTTTATCACTGAGTACACAATCGTTGATGCGATTGAAAAAGTGTACAACAAAAACAAGGTATCCTAAGGAGGTCTGCTAGATGTCTTTGTATGATAACAATTTACCAGTCGTAAACCCTAGAAGTATTGTCCGAGGAAAGTACGGTGCAGTATATGATGATTCTGGAGAGCAATGGGCAGGAGTATCAGAATTTGAAGGGAAAATTAAGTTCGATAAAAAGAAAGTTGAACGGGCAAATGCCTTCTTAGATGGAAACCGCATTATGGGTGGTAATGGTTCAGGGAAATTAAAAATGTATCACAATGAAGATGCAAAAGCATTAGCGATACGCATTCTAAAAAATCCTGACCAAACATTCACATTGATTGGAGATTATCATGATCCTGATGAAATGGCGCAGGGGGCAAATATGAAAGTTGCTTTTAAAGGTGTGAGCTTTGATGAGGTAACTTTACTAGGCTTTAAAGTAAAAGACTTAGTTGATGATGATTTTCCGTTTACGTTTGATGATTTTGAAATTATTGAGTAAAGAGAGGGATAACCTCTCTTTTTTCTTTTCTTTTTTCTTTGCACATAAAATAACGCGTTAAAAACGCTAGGAGGAATACTTATTATGACTGAAATTAATGGTGGTTTAGCAAAAGTTCAATACGCAAGTTTAGATGATTTATTTGCAGTTGATACAGATGATCGTGTCCGTGGTGATATCACAGTACAAACAATTGATGGTAAATACCTTAAATTACCTATGAAGTCTGTCGATGCTGAAGTAGAACAAAAAATTCGTAAAACATCTACAACAAAAATCCCTCAAAAGAAAGGACTTCCACCTTTAGAGCAAATGAACGAAGCGAAATACAACGCTTTAATGATTGCAGCTGCTACGGATGAAACAAAAACGAATATTAATTGGAGTTCACCAGAGTTACAGAAAAAAGTGGGAGCAGCTGTACCAAACCCTGAATTCATTGTACCGAAAATTTTATCATTAGGCGGTATTGTAAAAGCAACACAATTTATTGTTGAATTATCCGGCTTAGGTCAAGATTCAATGGAAGAAGAGATTGATGCAGTAAAAAACTAATTAAAACCGATCCGATGGCTTCATGGGCCCACAGGCTTTTTCAACAAAAGGATATTGATCCAGAAGACTTTTTTCTTATGAACCGTAAGAAGAAAGTCTTTTTAATTGCTTCCTGCTTGTATCAAGATGAGCTAGATGAAAAAGCCGCTGCGGCCCAAGAATGAAGGGCGGTGACTTATGAGTGAAAAACAGGTAACAGGTAAGATAAGTTTAGTGGATGCGATGTCTGCCCCGTTACGTCAAATGACGCAACACATGGAGCAAACAGCAAGAGCAGCAAGAGAACTGGATACAGCATTACGATTTCAAGGAACAAACGTTGTACCGCTTCACCAAGCAACACAAAGTACATCGCAGTTGGATCATAATGTTGTACAGTTAACAAACCATTTACACCAATCAGCACAAGGAACAACGCAGTTTGGTAATAATCTGCAGCATTTAAACACAGATTTAAGCCAATCTACACAAAGGGTTAATCAACTTGAACATGAAATGCAACAACTACGTCAAGAGTTCCAACAATCGGCGCAACAGGTAAACCAATTAGAACAACATTTACAGACGATGGAACGGGACTTACAACAATCTGCTCAACGAATCAATACGTTAGAAACGCAAGTGGAACAATTGACTAGGGAAATGCAACAAGCAACCCAGCAGATTAACCAAATGAATGCTGCTTTACGTAACAATGCTAATAGTGCTCAACATGCAGGGAATAGCATGGCTGCCTTACGTGATAGGTATGGCGGAGTAAATGAACGACAAGCGGTGATGTTGCAGGGGTTAGAAGGTGCGAGTGGAGCTTTATTTGCTACAGGTGCAGCCGCCACAATTGCAGGGGGAGCCATTGCAGCAGGACTTGGTTCAAGTGTAAAAGTAGCAGCTGATTTTGAGCAACAGATGGCAAAGGTAGGAGCCATTTCAGGAGCAACTGGTGGACAGTTAAGCAGTTTAACGGAAACCGCAAAAGAACTAGGAGCATCCACCACAAAATCAGCTAGTGAAGTAGCAGTAGGTATGCAGAATTTAGCCGCTTCAGGCTTCGAGGTAAACGATATTATTGGTGCAATGCCTGGTATTATCGCTGCTTCTGAAGCCGCACAAGAAGATATGGCTATGACCTCTGAAACTGTAGCCGCTGCCTTAAATGCATTTGGTATGGAAGCGAAAGAGTCCTCTCACATAGCGGACGTACTCGCACAATCAGCAAATCAATCAGCAGCTGGCATCTTGGATATGCAATACAGCTTTAAATATGCCGCACCAGTTGCAAAAATGCTTGGTATATCCCTAGAGGAATTAGCGGCTGCTACTGGAATCATGAGTGATTCTGGCATCAAAGGAGAACAGGCAGGTACATCATTACGTGCAGCATTATTACGTTTATCTGATCCACCTAAAGCTGCTAAAAACGCACTTACTGATTTGGGTGTTACAATTCAAGATTCATCCGGGAAAATGCTACCGTTTCATGACATCATCGGGCAAGTTGGTAAAGCAACTGAAGGAATGGGGAACGCACAGAAAGCAGCTGCTTTATCAAGTATTTTCGGTACAGAAGCAGTATCAGGTATGTTAGCTGTAGTTGAAGCTGGACCAGATAAGCTGCAAAAGCTCACACAAGGTTTAAAAGATTCCGGAGGAGCAGCTGCAGATACTGCAAAGAAAATGCAAGATAACTTAAACGGATCATTGAATCAGTTATCTGGTAGCTTTGAAACATTGCAAATTTCAGTAGGTAATGCGCTTATACCTATGATTCGTATCATTGCGGATGGGCTAGGTATGCTAACAGATGCGTTTAATGCATTAAGA